ACCGAATATTGTGCAGCACTAGATGGACTAGAAGCTAAAGTTAATGTAGTATCTGTTCCACCAGAAGTTTTTATTACTACTAAATCTGCATCGGCAAAAAATTCAAATGGTACACTAAATGCTGTTTGACCACCACTAGCAGTATATTGTACTCTAGGATCTGTTGCTGATATTGTAATACTCATCTAAGTCCTTTTTGTTCTATCTCATCAAATAATGAATCTAAAAACCATACATTTTGAAACGGTAAAAGTCTACGCACATTCCTAGCTGTATGATGGTTATACTTACCACTACCCCATGTCCACATTATATCTGATATATTAGCTATTTGACTAGCAGTAGGTCCAAGAACATCTGGTACAGGATTATTAAATATATCTCTATAAGTACCATAAGGTTTTTTAGCTCCTAATAATGGTCTTAATCCTATTTCATTATTACCTAATCTTTCAATAGCATTATTAATATCAGAATAAATACCACCTAATCCTGATCTATCAAATGCATCTACAATTTTTTGACCAAATGGTTTTTTAGAATAATCTCTATTAAATGCTTTTTGTCTAAATGCATCTACACCAGCTCCAGCAGCTAATAATAATAATACTCCACTAAAGAAATTAGCATCTTTTTCTTGTAGTCCTCTTAATAATATTCTTGATGTTGCTGCCATACCAAATTTTTTAAATTGAGTAAGTAATCCACCCATTTCAGTATTTGCCCATAATGGCACATCACCTTTACTTGGAGTAACAATATCAATATTAGCTTGTTTACCTATTGCTTGATGATAAACTTCTGCAGCTTCTTTATCTACCCATTCGTCAGAATTAGCTACTCTTAATGATTTATATGTATCTCCATTTTCTTTCCATTTTCTAGCATTTTTTCCATAACCATATTTAGTATATTGTTTATAAATTCTTTTTGCCATAGAATCACTAATACCCATACTTCTTAATCTAGCCATATTTACTTTAGATATTTTGCCAGTAAGTATTTGTGTTTCTATTGTATCAAATATTCTTGTACCATTATATAATGACGCAATATTTTTTACTGCTGTATTCCAAGGGTTAGATAAATTTAAATAAGTAAAATATAAATTACCCATGCTACTAGCTCCTCTTTCAAATTTATTAAACACACCAAAAGCATCATCTAAACCATACATAGCCATAGCTCTTGTACTAGCAAACATATCTAAAGATTCACCACCAAGTTGAGTAGTCTTTAAATTCATTTTATATATTTCTTTAAAGTAACCACTTGTTAATAAATCCCAAGAAATTTTATAAGATTTACCCATACCATTTATCATTACTAATCTAGCAACATCTACTGTTTGTGCTATTCCAGTAAGCATAGTCATAGCATTATATAATTTCATTAATCTAATACCTCTGCTAACAGATCTATTAGGATCTTCTGCCAAACCATATGTTCCTCTAAGTAAATGAATACCAGCATCTAAATCTTTTAATATTTTATTTTTTTGTTTTTCTAATGCTGCAGCTTGTTTTGGATTTTTAGCTGCTATAATCATTTCATCATATACTTCAGCAATTTGTTGTATTCCCATTTGATTTTGTTTTGGAATATAATTTGTACCAAATCCCATAGGATCACCAAATGCTTTAGTAATTTCAATGTCAGGAATTGTTTGGTTAAAATACATTTTATTTAATGTTTGTGTATCTGTTTCAATAAAACCTTCTTTTGATAAATGTCTGTAGTCAATATCTATTGTTCGTTGTTTAAACCTATTAGATATTTTATTTATTTTTTCTATATACCCATCAATGTCAGCCGAAGTTCCTTTACCAGCAGCTATTTTTAATTCATCTGCTAAATTAGGCATAGCTATTACAGGTTGATATCCTTTAAATCCTTCTGCAATATCTAATATTTCATCTTGTGTAATTCCTTTATTTCTTTCTCTTAAAGCCATACCTAAAGTTTTTACAAACTTATCAAAGTTTGCGTCAATAACATCTCTACGATAAACAACATTAATATAATTATTTATTAAAGATCCATTTTCTTTTACGTATTCTAATCGTTTTTCCATTTTAGCAATTTGTAAAATATATTCTTCTCTTTTTTTACGATTTTTAGTTTTAGCTAAAATTTTTTGTAAAAAATTAATATGTCCTTGCATTGCTGTTTGTGGTATTTTTAAAGTGTCATATTCTGTACCTATTGTTTTATAAAAATCATCAATAGCTTTTGATGCAGTAATTACATCTTCATCAAATACTGTTTGTGTTCCATACCTTGCACCCATTTTATATTCCCAAATAGATTGTCTAAATTCTTTTGGCGTCATGTATGCTTTACCTTTAACAAATTTTGTATCTAAACCTCTTTCTAAAAAATTTTGACTTTTAGCTCCTTGTCTAGCTAAATAACTATTATATGCAGCTTCTATTTTTTTTGTAGTAGTAACAACTAATGGAGCATAACGCATTTTAATTTTACGTTCTATAGTTGGACTACTTATAATATCCTTTAAATTTTTATTTTGAAATAAAGGAATTTCTAACATTCTTTCCATCATTTCTTGAGCTTCACTTACTCCTTGTTTCATAACTCTAAATACAGGATTGTATGGGCCTTGCTCACCAAATATACCTAAACCAGTAGGAGCTATTTTATTCATTTCTTGTATTTGTTCTTCTGTCATTATTCTGCTACTTCTTGGTACAGCAGCACCAGTAGTACCAGCAGCAAATGCATCTTGTTCATCATACATAGCTGCATACTTATCAAATCTTTTAGCAGATTTACCATTAGCTATTGCTGGAAATAATGCTGGAACTATAAATCCAGCAGCAGTTATAGTAGTTCTTTCTGCAGCTGTTCTTGTATCATCAAGTGCGCCTTTAATAGCTTCTTCACCACCAATAATACTTCCACCTAATGCACTTCTTTTTAATCTACTACCAGTAAGTAAAAGATTAGCACCTTTGGTAAACATAAATATACTTGAAGGATCTGTAAGACCTCCAAATATTCTTCCAATTATATAGCCCGGATCTCCATTTATAGATTTCATTTTCTTTTTAAATCTATCTAATAAATATGTAGTATGATCTTCACTTTTAGAATGTAAAAAGTTACCCATAAAATCTTTATAGGGGGCTAATTGTGGATCATAAAAAGGATCGTAACTTACATCTACTTTATATAAATCTGGTCTATTATCAAATACAGTTTGTACTAATTTTTTTGCACCAATCGCTACAACGTTTTCATCAAGAACACCTCTTGCTATATTTACAAAATTAAAAGTTGTAGGTTGTTTATCTTGTTTGTAAATATTATTATCTGTTTGATAATAAGGATCACCATTAGCAATATATACGTCAGGCATTATTTTATTTCTATAACTGGCATATTTTCATCTTCTTTTAAAGAAGGTAATTGATTGTCATATTTTGGGAAAGGTGCTGCAGTAGAACTGCCTTGAGCCCATTTTTCTAACAATGCAAAGTTAGTTAAAAATCTTCCTCTATATTGCATATATCTAGAACTATCATTAAATAATTCTTGTCCTATTGTAGATTCAGGGTACATTTTATAAGTTTGATTTTTATTATCATATCCAATATATGCTTTTACATCTTGAACATCTGGATCTGAAAGATCAAATATATTACCAGATGGTTTATCTAATAAATTACTAGGAATATAAGAAGCAAAGTTTCCTAAATATCCTAATTTTTCTTCTGTTGTTTTTGCAGTTAAAGCACCTTTTACTGCTGATTTCATTCTATCTCCAATAAAACTTCCATCTACATTAAAACCACTTAAATAACTTAAATCTAATAAAGCCATCATTAAATAACTATTTTCTGGTTTAGCTAAATCTTCACCAAAAAAATTAACTAAATCATCTTTTTTAATATTCATGTAATTAACTGATATATCCATACCATCTGATCTTTTTAATTGTTGTTCACCTTTTAATAATAAATCAATATTATATCCTTTATTAATTAATTGATTAGTTACCCATTTATCATTTAATGATAATCCAAATCCTATTGTTGGATCATTAAGATATTTTCCATTTTGATTTTTTTTAGATAAATGTTCATAAGAATTATTTTTATTCATAGGATCATAAACTGTTTTACTAAATGCTCCTTCGTTTTTATATATATGAGCTAAGTAAGGATTACTTATAAAATTATTTTCATTTACTTTATTTAATTTAGTTTGTTCTATATATTCTTTTTGTGCTTCTTGTACTTCATATTCTAATCTATCTTTATTAGCGTCAAACCCTAATGTGTTTTCAAAAACACCTCTTACTATTCTTTTAAATACACTAGGAGATCCTACTCTATTTTCTTGATTAG